GTCTGGTGATAGTTTTAGTATTCCAGCTTCTACAGCTTTTATACCAAAATTTCTAAGTTCTACGCTGTCGTCCTGTAGTAGATCTAAGAATAAAGCAGGATTTCTTTTAGCAAATACTAATAAATCTCTTTTAACTTCTTTAGAAGTCATACCATTAACCTTAGAACCAATCTCTACTCTTAATATAGCCTCAGCTAAATCAATTTCAACATTTTTTGCAGCAACTAATGCGTCGATCTCTAAATTCATATATTCAAGATCATCTTTTGCATCTTCTACTTCATCATGCTCTTTATAAATAATATCCTTTGCAGGGTGATATAAAGAAAGCAATTTTTGTAAATTTTGTTTTTGTTTTGGTACGTTTAAAGTTCCATCTCTAAATATGATGTGACCTAAAGTAACCGATCCTTTTTGTTCTTCAACTAGAGGTGATGATTGATTTGTTGCATATCTAATCTCTTGTTGAACGCCGTTATTTTCATCAAACCACAATAATGATTTTCGTCTAGTGTGTTTAGACGGTAGTGTAAAAACTAATGGTTGAACTCCAGACTTTAAAACATAAAGTCTATCTTTTACTTCCCAGCTACTTGCTGTTTTTTCTTTTTTCATGATATAATATAATATAAATGTTAATAAAGGTAAAAGTTACCCCCGTCAGAACAACGAGGGTAAAATTTACTATTGGTAATAATTAGTCACCGATAACTCCATCAGAAGATTTCAACAATACGAAGTTGTTTGCAGCTTGAACACATAAACATCTCTCAGATAAGAAATGTACGTTCATTGCATCCTCGTCGCTTGTATAGTTTCCACCAACAGAACCAGTGATCCAAGATTTCATTCTTCTATCGTCAGCTTCAGAAGCTCTGTATCTAACGTGTAAGAATGGTCTTGAGATGTTTTTACCTAATTGCTGATCGTAAACTGTAGAAGTTCCAGCAGGAACAAATACACCTTCAATATCACCAACTAGTCCTCTTGTAGTTGAGTCATTTAAGTATTTCCAGTCAGTTTTGTAGAAGTCATAAGAACCTCTTCTGAAACCAGAAAATCCTAAATTTAATGCCATATCTTCGCTGTTACTAAAAACACCGTAAGATGTACCACCTGAACCGTAAGAGTTTTGAGCAGCTAACATATTGTCGATAGCTAGAGAAGTTCCTCTATCTAAGAATAACATGTTTTCCTCAATTGATCCTTGCTTGTCTAATTCTTGTAAAATTAAATCAAAGTCAGCTAGACCGTCTGTAGCTTCAGAACCTCCAAAATCAGCATTGTTAAATACTAAACCTCTAGAGTTAATTGCAGCAAATAAACCTTCAGATCCAGAAATTCCTGAAGCTGAAATTGCAGATGATCCTGCTTTTTTCTCTGCTTCAATCATAGACATTTCTAATTGATCTTCAAATCTTAATCTTGCTTCGTGCTCTGATTTTAAATACCAAAGGTAACCTCCAGTTCCAGATTCAGTAGTTACTTCAACCCACCCAATTTGAGCAGTATCAGAACCATTTACACTGTACTTGTCTCTTAGAATAATTGGCTTATTGCTAAAAGACGTGAAGTTAGCATCTTTAGTGTTACCAGCTCCAGAAGATCCTTTTTTGTATTCAGAACCATATACAAATACTTTTACACCTGAAACAGCGTCAGCACCAATACCTGAAATATCAGCAGCCGTGTAAGGTTGTGCAGTAATTGTAGTTGAAGAAGGAACAGCAGATACGTAACATTTTAATGTTACACCACCTTTACTAACGATGATAGTATCACCAATATTAATTAAGTGAGCAGCACTAAAAGTTAGTAAGTTAGCAGAAACATCAGTACCAACAACATCGTCGTATGCTACGTGAATTCTACCTTGTTCAGACCATACAACTTCGTCAGAAGCCATAGGCATTTCAGCTCCTACCATTTTCAAAAATCCAGAGATAGTACGGTTTCCGTATCTTTCTACTTCTTTTTCATATACTTCTGGTAAGAATTGTTTTGTAAAGTTAAAGTCATTCCCGGTAATGCTTAAATAATTGTCTCCAAATAGATCTTTTACGGGTCTTGGAGTAAGGTGCGCTAGAGCGGCACCTGAACTTGCTATTGCCATTTTTTAAATTTTTAATTGTTATTTTCTAATTTTAATCTTAAAATCATTAGAACTTTCACTTGGCACTGATCTCACGCTAAAACCACTTTTGATAACATTTTCATGACCTTTTCTAGGTTCCATACTTATGTTCTTAGATCTAGACATGCTATCTTTTATAGCATCTGCTTTTCCTTGTTCATAAAAATGGTTTGCTACCATGTCTGGATTCATAGCTGTAAATAACGACTTGTGGTAACCTTTAGCATCATTCATTTCATTTTTATCATTAAGAAACTTCTTAACAAAATTATTGATGTCGCTTTGGGTATTCTTTACACTTTTTGCGTCCTTTACGTTAAATCTATATTTTTTTTCTCCAACTTTGTATTCAAAACCTTTGAATTCGTTAGAAAAGACTTGTTCAGTCTTTTTATTAAATATAGATTTCTGAGAGTTTAATACCTTATTGTTTTCCTCAGATTCCTTATTGTAACGGTTGAAAAAATCTACAGCTTTCTTTTGCTCAGGCGCTAACCTGTTTCCTGCTTTGATCTCTTCGTAATATTTAGACTTTTGCCCGTCTAGGTGGCTTTTAGCACTGGCAACTTGCTCTTTAAGCGCTAATTTTTTTCTTTTAATATCTCTTTCTGTATCTTCATCTTCATCAAAACTAAAACTATCTTCTATCATGAAATTAATTTCATCATTTGATAAATGAGGCTTAGTTTGTTTATAGTACTCTTTTAACAGTTGATCATCATCAAAACTACTAAAGTCTTGATTAAGCCTTACATAGTCTTCTAAACTACCACCTGTTTCATTCATAAAATCTACAGCTTTCTGTATATTTTCAGGTAAATCAACTCCAGACTCTTCAGCTTCAGTTACAGCTTCTTCTACTTCTTCTGCTAATTGTTCTGTTTGTTCTTGTACTTCTTCTTCTTTTATTTCTTCTAATACAGGTTGTTCTTCTTCTTCTTGTTTTTCTTCAACAATTTCTTCAACAACTTCTTCAGCCTCTTGTTCAACAGGCTCTTCTGTAGTTTCAGGTGGATTTGGTATTTTATTTAAATTACTTAAATCCAACTTAATAGTACCGTCTTCATCAACCTCATTTTTAGGTTGCTCTTCGACGGGTTTTTCTTGATCAACAACTTCCTCAGTCTGTTGGTCAACTGTAGATTCCTCTACAACTTCTTGTAATTCTTCTGACATAATATAATATTATAAAATTAAACAATTTTTAGGCATTGAATAAACCTAAATCTATACCACCCATAGTATCATTCGATGTAGATTCAAAGTTCTTAGGTGGCTTAGCGTTATTCCTTTGATCTATTAATTCAGACTGTTGAGATGCTTGAATTTTAGTTCTTTCATCTTTTCTGTCTTCTTTGTATTTTTCTTTATCATTAACAGTTTGATTCTCCAATTGTTTTAATTGCATGTTTAATTGGAATTCTAACTGCATTAACTCTTTTTTACTAGCAACTTCTTGTTGAAGTTTTTGTAGTTCTAGCTGAGCTTTAGTTTGTTCTAATGCTGTTTGTATCTGTATAAGAGCTTGTTGCTTTTGTACTTCAGCTTGAGACGCAGCTTGTTGAGCTTGAGCATTAGCTTGTGCTTGTGCTTGAATATTTCTTTCTTGCATCTGCTGATCTCTTTCTTGTTTTTTCTTTCTACGTATTTTAAGTAGCTGGTTTGCAAGTTTTATATTTTTAATATTTCTAAGATCTATAGCGTCATCAAGATCAATCATTTTTTGTGCAATAGCAACTTGTATGTTATTTTCAAGAAGTTGTTTTTCCTCTTCATCAGGTGCTAACTCTAAAAATATTCCAAAATCATAAAGATGTAACTCTTGCATTTCAGACAGAACAGCAACGTTGTGAGAACCTATAGCTTGTATAAAAGCATCTCTTGTTGGTGAATACTCTAAAATGTCAGATATTCTAAGTGATAATGAATCAGCTGTTTCAGACGTTAAGAATAAACCAGCTTGTAATATATGTCTTGTTGCTGTATTTGAATTTGCAGCAGCAAGCTTTTGTATACCAACTAAAGCATTACTATCAGGTGTACTAGCATCTCTAGCCTCATTAAGACCAGTTGCATCACGTATCATCTGTAAGTAGTAATTATAAGTTTGTATTAATGTTTGCATTTTAGAACCACCAGAACCACTATTTATTTCTTGTATAGGTACTTTACCAGGGTTCATATCACCTTCAGATGTAAATGATCTACCTAATATAGAACCTGTCTGAAAGAACATGTTTAATGCTTCTTGTGGATTATAATTTGTTCCATTGCCTAAATCAATTTCAGCTAAACCATCAGCATCTAAGTATATACCATCTGGTACTATTCTTGACATAACTTGTTGCAGCTTTAAATGAGTTAATTGTATCATATCTGCAAAACCAGTTATTCTACTAACTAATGATTCGATTCTACCTTTATACATTCTTGGAGCTACGATGTTGTAATTCATTTTAACCTTAGTGTAATCACTTTTAGGTCTCATCATGTTTTTAGCAAGTTCCCATTTTAATAATCTTTGAGTTCCTAAAACCAATGCTCCTTCGTATAGAACCTCTATAGATCTAGACATTTTTCCATATCTAGCTTCTAGCTGCTCATCTAAACCTGGTGGATTAAAACTATCATCTTTTATAATAATCTTAGTAGCACCAGTTGCAGTTTCTTTAACCTTATATACTTCATTAGCGTATGTTTTATAATTAAAATATAAAACTTGTATTGTGTTTTTATCTAAGTTGTTTGTTTCAGATACTGTTCTATTGAATAAACCAGTGTTGTGAACACCTTGTTTAGTTATATTGTTTAAATCTTCGTTAGTTAAATCAGGAAATTGTTTTTTAACTTCATTTAAATGTAGTGATTTTATTTCTCCTACATAATATATGTCATCAAAATAAGGCGACTCAGTATATGAGTATATCATGTTAGCTGGATCGCAGTATTCAACTTTAACACCTTCAGATGTATTATAACTATTTTTTACAGCTGCTATACCTATTGTAGTAAGATCATAATTTAACCTCTTTCTAGTTAATTCATACTTATTACCTTCTAATAATGTGTTTATAGCTTGTTCTTCAGCTATTTCAACAGCTTGCTTATAGTTTAATTGCATATGTAGATCAAGCTCTTCTTTAGAGTCTGGTAACTCTTCAGTAGCGTTCTCTTGCATATCAACATTAAAATTTTGTTTAGCAAACTGTATTAATTCCTTAGTTTGCATGTCTCTAAGTATCGATTCCATATACTTAGTTCTTTTACTAACACCATATGGATCTTGAGAAAAAGCTTTTATATCATAAGCTCTTTCAGATATACCGTTAACTACTATATCTACAAATTTAGGTATAATAGGTACAGGTTTCCAATCTAAGTTTAAATAAGATAAATCACCATTAATAGATAGTTCGTCTTTATATTTTTGTATACTCTGCTCTCCTCGTGCGTATAATCTTAATCTATGAAACTCATTAGAGTTACTATAAAACCTATTAGTACCTGAATCTCTTTTGAACCACTCAGACTCTATAGCTTTAGCAACCTTTAAACCATATTCTTGGCTATTTTTTTCTAAATCGCTTGCGATTTGACTTGGAAAGTAACCTTTTACAACTGATTCAGCCATGTTATTCTATTATTTTTGATCGCATGCCAGCTTGTTTATATCTAGCAAAACTTATGTTTAATTTTTGTTTTTCCATTGATGCGTGTGGAGTATATAAATGCCTGTTACAAGCCATAACCGCTAGGCCAGAGCTTATTGCAGCATCGTATTTAGTTCTTTTATTTATATCAAATCCAGCCCAGTCGTTTAAAGTAGAATTAAAATACATATTTCCATAAGTACCATCTCCTTTTAAACCTACATGATCTTGTATATACATTTCTATTGCAGCTGCGTGAGCTTGTTTAATATCTTCACTTGAATTAGGTATACCACCTATTTCTTTTTCTGCTACAGATAATTTATTCCAAACTTTATCTGGTCTATTCATTGAATAACCTCTATAACCTCGCCTTTTTAAATAATACAATAGACGTGGTTTATTATTCTCTGCAAGTATAGGCATCCCATAAAATACAAGTGCCATTAGAACATCTTCAAAGAAGATCTCAGCAGTCTGAGGTCTTGCTATGTACTCTAAAAAGAATTGATTAGGTGGACAATTTTCCATAGAAAACTTTGTTAACCCATGTAATGCACCTTTAGACCCTGTTCCATCTACAGTTCCTGATATATCATACGAGTCACAACCGAATGCTCCCATATGTTCGTTACCAGGTGTTTTTCTACCGTTTTTAATAATTACGTTATTTTGTAAATGAACTGGTGGAACCCAGCTAACTTTAAATCTACCATTATTATCAGGATAAAATACTACTTTTGAATCTTTGCTACCCATAGCCCACTGAAAATTACCTTGTGTTATTCCAGCAGAGCTTTTTAAATCTTCATTATAATCTATTTGTTCGTATATTTTAACTAAATTAAATATACTATTATTTGCTTCATCTCTAAAAGCATGTTCCTCTGTACGCGGAAACTGCCTGTAAAATTCGTTTAAAGCATCTTGGTCATTCTTTAATCCATCAGCTTCATTTTGCCAATGTTCTATTACACCTATTTCTATTGGATCGCCTTGTGGCCCAAAAGTTTCCTCTGTAGGAGTGTTGAACGCAGGTATTCCATACATATCAATGAATCCTTCGTAGTTCCATTCCATAGGTATGAACAAAGAATATAATCCTGAGCGAGTTTGGCCATTGGCGTTTCTTTTCGTAACATCTGAATTATTATATAGTTTCTTAAAATTTGTTCCTCCTTTATCTAAAGCGTTTGATGTTGAACCCATCATACACTTACCAATTATTCTCGAACCGAGCCTGAGGGTGGTTTTTGTGACGCGCCAGTTATTGAGGATGTTTTCCGGACGCTCCCATTTTCCAGCTTCATCATGGACGAGAAG